AGAATTAAAAAATATGATTAATCTTAGATTTGGTCCTACTACATGGGATCAGATCATTGCTGAAAGAGCAAGTAGAATAAACGAAGCAAAAGAAGCACAAAGATTACAAAGAGTAGAAGCAAGACAAAATCAAAAAGAACTAATTGATACATTGCAAACTATGGGGATTATATTCTGTGTTATAGCAGTTTTTATTATAGGATTAGTAGTTACGTTCAAAGCATTTGCTTACGAATACAAATCTAAAGACTACACAAGACAACAAAAGATACATCAAGGCATGATCAAAAAGAATATTTATGTTACATGCAGATTAAAAAAACAAAAAGTATTTAAAGAAAAGATGGCTTGTATATACGAAGGTGCTAACAAAACATACGAGCTAGAGTTTACAGATGTACGTGTAGGATGCCCTAAACAATACAAATGTCTGCACAATCCTAACTCAAAAGAACCTAGCATAGATAAGGTAATGGAGAGTCTACGTAGCATAGCAAAATAAACTCTTGCTTTTTATACAGTTTATGTGTATAATTTAGCAACAGGGAGTTTTTTATGAAGCAATTAGCAGCACAAGCATTAGCCTTTCAATACAAGTTAGACATAGACAATGCTACAGGACTATTAAACAGTGCCAATCCACCTTTGAACGCAATAGATAAGGCGATCACTGACATAGTCATAACAGATCAAAAGTTACAGTTACTTAACAAGATAGTGACTGACAGCAATCCGAAAGAGATTGATACTCCTGAAAGTAAGTAATACATGGCAAGCACATATCTTACCCTAGTCAATAATGTACTAAGAGATATGAACGAAGTAGAGTTGACTAGTTCTAACTTTACAAGTTCTAGAGGTGTACAGACTACTGTAAAAGATTACATCAACAGAGCTATATCTGATATCCTCAACTCTGAACTTAACTGGCCCTTTACAAGAGCAGAAGGTTCAGTTGATGCAATTGCAGGTAAACAGCTATACAGTTTTGCATCTATAGCATCTACACTTAAGTATATTGACTACGATAATGTGTTTCTTCAGCCAAAAGATTATATACGTAATGGCGACTTTGAGATAGCAGGTTCAGCCAGTATAACTAACTGGACTACAGTTTCAGGCACTCCTGCAGCAAGTTCTAAGTTTGGTAACACGTTGTTACTTACTAGTGCAAAAGCAACACAACAGGTAGATGATCTAATCGTAGGTAAGTCCTACGTTGTACTTGTACAGACTAGTGGATCAACACTCACTTTGGATATTGGCACTAGTTCAGGTGGCACGCAGACTAAGTCATCTACTCTTACTATCGCAAGTGGCAACGAAGTACTACTATCTGAAATTACTTTTACAGCCACAGCGACAACTCACTATGTTACATTTACTGAATCAGCAGGGTCTGCGGCATTTGTTAAGTTAGTTCAACTTATGGAGAACATAACAGCAATACCACTAAAGTATTTATCCTACGAGGAATACAATGAAAGATATAGAGAAAGAGATACTAGACCAGACACGGATAAATTTGCTGATCCTGAATTTGTGTATACAACATATAATGACGAGTTGGGTCTTACACCAATACCAGACACGAGCAACAGAACATTAAAGTTTGATTACTACGTAACAAACACTGATCTATCGGCTCACGATGACACAGGTATTATACCAACAAGATTTGAATCAATAGTCAATGCACGTGCAAAGTACTACACCTACATGTTTAGGTCTGATGTACAGACAGCACAATACGCCCTCAAAGAATACGAAGACGGTATCAAACGGATGAGGGTCGAACTAATTAACAGAAAGAACTATATGAGGGCAGTATAAGTGGCTGACTTAAGTGAAACCGCTGCATTTCCTTTTATCTGTGAGGGTGGCTTAGTTGCCAACCGTTCCACATTTATTATGCAACCCGGACAAGCTATACAGTTAGAAAACTTTGAACCTGATATAGAAGGTGGCTACAGAAGAATAAACGGCTACCAAAAACATATAGAACAAATAGTACCTCACACTAGTTCATCTGACGAACAAGTTCTTATGGTAACTAGTTTTGCTAACAAGATACTTGCCGCAAGAGGGGAAAAGATATTTAGTTCTGCTTCTACAGAGGTAGCAAGAGGAGCAACTAATGCTATAGCTCAAGGAACTGCCATGACAGGATCAGGAACTATAACTGTTGATTCTACTACAGGATTTAGTTCAAGTGGCACAATACAAATCAACAACGAACAATTTACTTACACGGGAGTTACAGCCACAACATTTACAGGTGTAACAAGAGCCGCGAACAGCACAAGTGCCGCAGCTCATTTGGCTTCTTCTGATTCAGCACGAAACGTAGTATCTGAAAGTTGGACTGAAAGAGACACAGGTAGAACTAACGCCACGAAGTATGCTTTTGAAAGATTTAATTTTGATGGCAACGATAAGATAGTTGTTGTAGATGGTGTTAACGATCCTACAGTGTTCAACACATCTCTTAGTGCAACAGATATAACAACTAGCAGTGTAGAAGGTGCAAGTATTGTTACATCTTTTAGAGAACACATGTTCTACGCAGGTATGTCAAGCACTCCACAGGAAGTAGTATTTAGTGAACCTTTTGATGAAGATGGTTTTAATAGTGGGCAAGGTGCAGGTAGCATCAAAGTTGATGATACAATAGTTGGGTTAAAAGTATTCCGAGAAAATTTATTTATCTTTTGTGAAAATAGAATATTTAAATTATCAGGTAGCTCTAGTTCAGACTTTGCAGTATCGGCTGTAACAAGAGACATAGGATGTATCAATGGTAAGACTATTCAAGAATTTGCTGGTGATCTTATCTTTCTTGGTCCTGATGGCTTGCGTACAGTTGCAGGTACAGCAAAAATCGGTGACGTTGAGTTGGGAACTATAAGTTCAAACGTGCAATCTATATTTGATGACAACATAACTGATGCGTCTGTGTTTGAGTCAATTGTTATTCCACAGAAAACACAATACCGTTTGTTCTTTTCTAAGGCAGGAGGTCTTGAGAGTAGAACAGAAGGATTAATCTGTGTTCTCAAAGGTCAACAAAGTGGTGGAAAAGGTTACGAGTTTGCAAGAATAAAAGGCATCAAGCCTGCTTGCACAGATACATTCATATTAGTGGGGGATGTCCTTGTTCTTCACGGTGGCTTTGATGGATACATATACAGACAAGAAGAAGGATCAACATTTGATGGCACTGCAATAAACGGAAAGTATCGCAGTCCAGACCTTACAATGAATGATCCGGGAATAAGAAAGCACATGCAAAGAGTAGTCGTGAACTACAAACCTGAATCAATTATTGACGCAGACCTTTTTGTTCGGTATGATTATGAGAGTTCTACCTCATCTAGACCTGCAGCTTATCCACTTGATTCAACTGATGTTGCAGGTATATATGGTACGTCATTATATGGTGTACCTACATATGGAGGACCTTCACAACCATTAGTTAGACAACCCGTAGAGGGTTCAGGCTTTGCAGTAGCATTAAGAGTAAACGATGGAGGTTCAACTGATCCGTATTCACTCAAAGGATTTCAGTTGGAATATCAATTAGGAGCTAGACGTTAATGGGAGCAACGTATACAAGGCAATCGTCATACACTGACGGTGATGTAATACAGGCAGCAGATACCAATAATGAATTTGATCAGCTACTTGCGGCTTTTGCGGCTAGTTCAGGTCACACTCACGATGGTACTGCAGGCGAAGGTGGACCTGTAACTAAACTACTAGGTACATCTCTTACGATTGGTGATGCCACTGCAGGCACAGATATAACAGTTACATTTGATGGTGAAAGTAACGATGGTGTCCTTAAATGGATGGAAGACGAGGATTATTTTGAGTTTAGTGATGACATACTTGTTGCTTCTACAGAGAAGTTACAATTCAGAGATACAGCAATATACATCAATTCCAGTGCCGATGGACAACTCGACCTCGTAGCCGACACAGAAATACAGATAGCAGCCACTACCATTGATATGAATGGTAATGCTGACATATCAGGTAACTTAGGTATAGGTGGCAATCTTACCGTAACAGGCACAACCACATTCAACGGTGGTACAATGACATTAGGTGACGCTGCCACAGACAATGTTGTGTTTGGTGCAGATGTCAACAGTTCTATTATACCTAACACAGATAACACATATGACTTAGGTTCTTCTAGTCAAGAGTGGAAAGATATATACATTGATGGTGTTGCATACTTAGATGCAATTAACTTTAATGGCACAGCAATTACTTCTACTGCAGCAGAAATAAATATACTTGATGGTGATACAAGTGCTACATCAACAACAGTAGCAGATGCAGACAGAGTTGTACTTAATGATAATGGTACAATGAAGCAAGTAGCAGTCACTGACTTGTCTGCTTACTTTGATGATGAAATAACTGCAATGCCTAACCTTGTAACTACAGCAGCTACAACAGTGGGTGCGTTAAATTCTGGTAGCATTACAAGTGGCTTT